AGACGTTCATGCGCGACGGGATCAAGCGGCTCATGGACTGCGACATTCTCGCGTTGCTCCCCGGCTGGGAGCGGTCTCGCGGGGCGAACATCGAGCGCGGTCTGGCTATCACACTCGGTATGCACGTCGTCGACGCCGAGGCGCTCCCTGCGCCCGACTTCGTCTGCAAGTGCCGCGCAATCCAATTCACCTGCTGCGGCATTCCGAGCGACAACGATCCGTTCGTGTGTCGACGCCTGGCAGGCATGCCCGCCTACAAGTCCCCAGAGGACCAACTGGCAACCGCACGTAAAGCCCTCGAGCAGATCGCGGCGCTCACCGACGTCTCTACCGGCGGTATCGGTATGGACGTGCTCCAGATCGCCACGCAAGCCCTTTCCAACTGATCAGCGCCAGCAGGCGAGAGGTATTCCCTATGTCCGCAGAAACGCCGCGGGAGCGGCCAATCCTGTTCAACGACCAGATGGTCCGAGCCATCCTGGAAGGCCGGAAGACGGTCACCCGGCGCATCGCAAAGCCCGTCAAGCATCCTGATCTAGGAAACATCTACGCCCCGGGCGCCTTGGTGCTGGAGCACGAGCCTCAGCATGTTGTCGACCGAGCATGCCCCTACGGCCAGCCCGGCGATCGGCTGTGGGTGCGGGAAGCATGGCAAGGGCCGCTGATTTCCGATGAGGAACAGGCCGCTAACCAGTCATGGTGGAAGGACGTGACGAAGTTCCAGGACCAAGCGCACTGCTCCTATCGCGCCAGCGGTGACAACAACGAATACGTCGATCCCGACGGTTACTTCCACTGCAAATGGAAGCCAAGTATCCACATGCCCCGCTGGGCCTCCCGCATCCTGCTGGAGATCACCGCCGTGCGCGTCGAGCGGCTGCATGACATCACTCCAAACCAGTGCATAGCTGAGGGAGCATGGCGAGAGAAGGATAAGGAGCTAGGCCGTGGCCAGGAAGCTATAGCCGCATTCGCCGATCTTTGGCGCTCGACTGGCGGCGACTGGGACGCCAACCCCTGGGTCTGGGTCATCGAGTTCAAGCGGGTGACGCCGTGAACCGCCCCCTCTACTGCCGAACAACCGGCCAGCGCATCGGGCAATGCAACTGCATCCGGTGCCGGCCTCCTGAGGAAACGCCATGCCAGGCGCCTACTACAACGAATTCGACCCATATGCCGCCCAGTGTCTACGAAACCTGATCGACGCCGGCCACATAGCACCTGGCGACGTCGACGAACGATCGATCGAGGATGTTCACCCAGATGACCTCAAGAACTATACACAATGCCACTTCTTCGCAGGAATCGGTGTCTGGTCGCTCGCCCTTCGCCGCTCCGGCTGGCCAGATGATCGACCTGTTTGGACCGGTTCCTGTCCTTGCCAACCTTACTCCAAGGCAGGCAAGAGACTTGGGTTTGCTGATCCACGACACCTCTGGCCGTCATGGAGCCATCTCATCAGAGAGCGGCGCCCTGCAGAGTTGTTTGGCGAGCAGTCTCCTGAAGCGCTTGTCCATGGCTGGTTTGATCTCGTCCTGGGCGACCTTGAAGAAGCTGGATACGCCGCTGGGGCGATACATTTTGCAGCTGCCTCATGCGGGGAGCCGATCCTCAGGAAGCGGGTCTACTTTGCTGCCAAGCATCTCGGCGAGGGAGCACAAGGACAGCAGTCGCGCAGAAGTCCTTGCCAGGCTGGACCGCGGAGACGGCGTGGCGAAGCGGATCTGCGCGCTATCGCAGACTCTCCGCTCCAGCCCGGAGATCGTTGGCCTCAGCCCATCGTTCGCAGCATGGACCATGGCTATTCCGGTCGAATGGGTGCTCTGCATGCCATCGGAAACGCCCTCAATGCTGAAGCGGCGACGCAGTTCATAGCCGCATACCTCGACGCTACCTCATAGCGAGGAACCCCATGGAATCCCTCAACCTGACCGCGCTGTTCCTGGACGGCGAGGATGGCCAGCGCCTGGCCGAGGTCAACGGCCTCCCACGCCTCGGCGCCCTGCTCTCCTCCTCTCAACTGCGCCAGCTCGCACGCCAGCTCAACGAGATCGCAAACGACGCAGACCAGGACGCAACTGGTTTGCACACCTACGCAGCGCCGCCGTATGGAGCCTGCCAGCCATGTCATTCGACGAAAGCCCCACAGTCCGCCGCATAAACGCCCTCTGCTCTCCCGCGCCAGCCCGATACATCCACCTCCCAACAGGCATTCACTGGGTCGTCATCGATAGCCTGGGTGAGGTCATTCAACTCGAAAACATCGAGCGCCGGCGCCGACTGATAACCGTTTCTGACCTCGATAGCGAGGCCTGGAGAAAGCTCCCATGCCATGACCAAAGCAAATGAATGCACCTGCCCTTCCGGCGACGGCTCCCTCCGCCATCCCTGCCCGGCACACCCGGCGTCGGTAGAGCTGGCGGGCGTAGCTGCCAACCTGACCTTCATCAACGGAAGGCCCGCCATGTGCGGGTGCCAAGTGGAATACAGCAGCGGTGGAGGCGAGTACTCCGACGTGATCTACGTGACGCTGTGTGCCAAGCACTCTGGCAGCGCGATTCTGGACCTGGTGGCGACCAACCGAATCGCTCTGACGCCGGAGTACGAAGGCCAGTGGCACGCGGACCTCTACCTGGATCGGGAGATTCCTCTTGCGAAGGCCGATGGCGCGACTCCGGCCGAGGCAGTGCTTGCCCTCATGTCGGCAGAGCGCATCGATCCCGAACAGGAATCGGTAGAGCAGGCAGGCGGGGATGAGCGCGTGATTGGCTGGCGTGAACGAATTCTGGCGGCGCATCCCAACAGCGATCCTGGATTCTGGCCGGACGCACTACTGGTTGAGCACATGGCGGCAGAGATTGCAGACCTGCGAGCCGCCCTGGCGCAACCCTCCCCGACCATCGCTACAGCGCCAACCTATCAATTCCATTCTCGGGAGATTGGTGAATCCGATTGGGCCCCGTGTGATTTCAGCTGGTATCTGTACTGCTCGAAAAGTCCCGAGATGGATACGCGCGTTGTCGAGGTGACTGCGCAACCCTCCCCTGCGCAGGCCCGATCCACCTGGCCGAAGCTGGAAAAGCCTGCCCAGGTCGGTGGCGTCCGCTTCAGCGCTGGCGTGTCATCTCGGCTGGTAGTCGAAGCCGCCCAGCGGCTGTACGAGTTCGAGTCCACTCCAGAGAAAGAGGCGGAGCGCATCGAGCGGCTCCAGGCGTTTCGCGAGCAACTCGACCCGCTCAACCTCGCCCCGCATGCGAAAGCGTTCAACGAAGCGCCTGCCGAAGCACTCAAGTCCGAGCAGGCAGAGGCGGAGCGGCCGGAGGTGGTGGCGTGGCGTTACGGTTTCAGCGGCGGAATCGTCAGCGACAAGGCATGTCTCGATGAATGGAAATCCGGCGGCGAATATCAATCGCTGATGACCGTCGCCCAGCATGAACGCATCGTCGGGGCGTTGCGGTTCGAACGGCAGCAGATGGACCGCGCTTTCACCGCGTGCATCAACGAGCGCGACGCTGCCAACGCCCGTCTGCACGAAGTAGCAACGGCCTGCGCAACGGCAGAGCAAGAGCGCGACGCCGCCCTGGCCAGGGTCGCGGAGCTGGAACGCGGCAAGGTCTACGTCGAGGCCAGGCGATGCGACGAGTGCCAGCATGGCGGGATCAACGATTCCGCCACGGGCGTGGCTGCCTGCCACGAATGCGATTGGGCCGGACCAGAGCCGGAAGAGGACAAGTGCCCTGGTTGCCAGAGGGAGAATTGCATGGCCGCAGCCTGCCCGCAGTGTGGTGCCCGATATGTCCTTGTTGCCAGCGAAGAGATAGCCGCCCCTGTAGCCCAGGCTCAGCAACTCCACGACCTGGACAAGCAGTGCCGCGATGACGTAGCGCGTGCGCTCGGTTTGCGCCCGAACGAAGAGCGCGGTTTCGCGTGGTCCTACCTGCTGGCGTCGATCAAGTCATGCGTGAAGGCGGCCCAGGCTCAGCACAGCGTGCCGGAGGGGTGGATGCTCGTAGAGTGTGGAATCTGGACGCAGGAACAGGTGGACGAGATGCAGAGGACGGTGGCTCGATTCCGCAGTTCAGAATTCGTCGACGACCGCGCGCTGGCGATGGCTGTTGCTGACGCAGGCCAGTGCAAGGCTCCAGAGATATCGCTGGCCGAGCTGCTCGCCGCCGCGCCCGGCAAGGAGGTAGGTCATGAGTGAGGTGAAGCGGTTCGACCACGTGAACCATGCTCACGTTGATGACTGTGAGCACATTGAGAACCCCGAAGGAGCGTGGGTGAAGGCCTCCGACTACGACGCCCTCGCCGCCGAGGCCCAGGCGCTCAGGGAGGAAGTCGCGGCACTGCGCGCAAGGGTGATGGTTACGCCCGATGCGAGCACGGTGTACGCGGCGCTCGATGCTCGGGAGCGGTTATTCACAAGCCCTGAGAACATTCGGGTAGCGCTGGAAGCTCAATCGCGCCTCAACGGCAAGACGGTCAGCGAGGGGCTGTTGCGGCTGACCTTGGAGTTCATTATGGCAACTAACTACAAGGGCTCTATCCCGCTTGGACTGATTGAAGAGCTTCGCGCCCTGCTCAACCAGGACAAGGAGAACGGCAATGGCTAAACACTATCCTCTTGAGGTGCAGAGCGTCGGCAGCGACACCTACATCGCAATGAGCAAGGGACACCACGACCTCGAAGTGTTCATGGCCGAGGCCGTCAAGGAGTGCCCGGGTCGGTTCTTGGGCGGCCCGCAGCACAAGTGGTGCAAGACGGTTCCGGACCGCTCGGGCGAGTTTGCACATCGGTATGTGTTCGTCGAGGAAGGCACGCCAGGCGCATGGCCGGCGACCTACTGCTGGGAATTCGGCGAGGACTGGAAACGCTGGAATGGGATTGGCGAGCAGCAGGCATAGCCACCCATCGCCAACCACTGTACGCATATACAGCAATTCGGATAATGGGCTACCCACTACCCGGATTGCATATGCGCACGAAACCCTTCCGC